ACCGGCTTGGTGACCAATTATACGACGTATTTGATGAGAACGAAATGGAAAAACATCAGCTAGTCACCAGAACTCTGATTAAGAAAGGGATGCAACCACCAAGTTCTGGCGACCACTTACCAGTATTCCATGTGACGTCTGATAGGCTAATTCGCGACCCCAGCGCTAAAAGAGTGTCGACGTATGAGTACGACAGCGTCAGTTTACCGTTCGAGATAATCGATGACCACTTTGCACTCAATTCAAGCCGAGCGGACAGGGAAGACATGAACCACGCGAGGGACACTCAAACTCGAGACCACATCGACTCATCCGGCCCTCCTGAAGGCAAAGAACCGCTACTTAGCGACCTCTTTCCCCAACTTGCCTCTCTATAGACGCGTGATCGTATTAATTACTAACATTAAGATAGATAGACTAACTATTACGTAAACCCATGCCTGACAGTTATGTTCTAGATTAGTTTGAAATGAAGATTGACCTGATCCTACAGATCGTAAACAACCACGGATTCGAGCGCACCGAAATTCCTATTAGAGAACCCATTGTCATCCACGGGGTACCTGGTTCCGGCAAATCCACTTTAGTTAAAGCATTGTCGAAGTTCCAATCCACCATCGCGTGTACGCTTGGAGCACCCTACGGTCGCACACTTGCTTCGCCTGGAATCACAACGCCTGAGCTCACAACTGCTTTGACAGACCACGAGACCCGGATTCTTGACGAGTATCAGCTGGGTGACGAATCTATTTTGGCACCATTCAACATCTTGATTGGGGACCCTTTCCAAGGCAATCTGCACTACAAAGCCCACTTCGTCAAGCGTAACTCGCACAGAGTGCCCAAAGCTGTTTGCGATTTCTTAACCACACTTGACTACGACATCACAGGGACCTCAGAAGGCAACATTGCACAACTTCCGATTTACAGCAGTGACCCGTCTCCACCCTTGGGACAAGTTCTTCATCTGGGACCCGCTTCCCGCCAACTGACTAAGAGCCACAACGTATGCTCACGATCTCCCTCAGAAGTTCAGGGCTTAGAGTTCGACGAAGTAACCCTTGTTTATCACTCCACTGAATTTCAAAAAGATCGTGTCGGATTTTACATTGCTGCCACCCGTGCCGTCAACCGCCTCAACCTGATAACGGACACTCACCTGCCCCAAATAACTAATTGCTGACGACCACAGGCGGATGAGTTTCGCCCCTCCTCCAGACTACTCTAAGGTATATATCACCCTTGCAGGAGGCCTCGCTGCCGGCATATTGATTTACACACTCAGGTCCAACCACTTGCCACACGTCGGAGACAATACACACAACTTGCCACACGGCGGGCGCTATTGTGACGGCAATAAACAAATCCATTACTACAGACCCAACTCTGGCGGCCAACAAGGAGGATCACTCATTCCTTTGCTCTTCGTATTCATCCTCTCATTGGCTATACTGCTGCTTAGCCGTCCTCGCCGCCGCCTTTGCGTACGCTGCTCTGAACCTCATTGACGGACCACAACGCGGCTGCATAATC